CTTGACCTGATGCTTTCACCCATACAATTTTATTCATTTTATTTGCTCCATGTGATTGCAGCCCCGAAGGGCTGCGCTGTTATTAGCTACCGAAACCTTGACCAGCAAAGAACGGATTCAAGCAAGCATATGCTGGCCGTAAATCGAACCGGACAATTTGTTTGTTCGCATCACCATCCGAGTATTTACATACACGAATCTGCAAGCCGTCCTCAGTCGTTGCAATGGTATCTGTAGCATACAGTTTTTTCAACGGCACAGAACCAATAGAGAAGGCGTTTTTATGCCAGAACATATTGGGCTGAATGGTTGAAGTGTGCGCACCAAGTCTGGTAACAACGTCACCAGAAACAGGAGCAGAATCTACCGTATTAAATGCACCCGATGCTTCGTAGATTGCTGGTCCACTGATAACCAGCGTACCTTCACCACTCGCACCAAGAGTCACCGCAGCTGTTACAACACCAGTAAACAGAATGTTAGCACCGGTGTCATCAATAATCGCTCTACGTGTGGATAGATTCATGCGATTGCGTCCAGTGATCTGGATAAGCTCACCAGCAGCCACAACAGCATTTGCACCCATCGCCGTAACAGCAATGCTCATGGTCATTGAATCTTTAGCGCCAACATAAGTAACCGTTGGGTTAGCTGTTAGAGTACCAGCGCGATCCGTAACACTAGATGTGGTGTAACGCGGCAATGTAGTAGCAGTCATCACACGGTCAAAACCAGCGAACATTGTACTGATTGTGCTTTTTTGATGCGCTTCAGTGATCAAATCGCCAGCAGTTCCACCAGCACCTAAAGAACGCTGATTGCTTGCCAGTTTCTTTTGGGTAAATGGGTTTACTGTGTAATACCAGGGAGCGTCAGTTGGTATGCCATGAGCCATCATCACAGCGCCAGCTTGGGCGACATGGTCCCAAGTTGTAGCAGCAGTGCCAACAGTACCAGCCAACAAACCAGCACGCGTTAACATGAAATTAGTAAAATCCAATTCCAAATCGGTGGCTATACGGGTTGCGGCAGGAGCCAAAAGCTCATCTAACTGATCCATCTTGAGAGCTTCGTCAGCCTCATTCCAGTCAATAGGCACTGTGAAATAGTTCTGCACAGTTCCAGAAGCTTTACCTGTTACGATATCCTTGCGAGTTCCAGTGATATCACCAGCCGCAGTACGTGACGTGGTGTAATCAGTTGGCCGTTTGAAGTCTACCGTATCACCGCTCGATGGATCGAACTTGCCTGCTAAAAGCTGCGTATTAACATTCTTTGAGTGGATACGTGCTGATTCAAACTTCTCAAGAAATACACGCGCCAGCTTTCTTGTAAAATTGCTATCAAAATTACTTGCCATTTCTTACTGCTCCTTATTCGTATTTAGCGCCCTTCGGTCCGCGCTCTCGTTTTGAGACTCCGCCGCCCCCGAGAGTTTCAGCCGGTTCAGGCAATTCAGTTTTTCCAGATAGCAGTTTAGGTTTAACATTATTAGCAATATACAAAGCTGCATGAATCGGATTAAGCTTTGATATAGCATCCAGCATTTCCGGGTTACGTGCTAAATGAGCGGTAATTGCTGGGCCTTTTTCATCTTGCAGGATAAATTCCGCAACAGAATCATGAATACCGTATGCCGCTACAGTTTGACCAGCAACCTTTAACTCGTTTTCGCTAATGTTAAGAGTCCTAGCTCTATCTGAGTATGTTTTTACAGATTCAACCAAAGACTTATTAAGACCTTCTTGACGCAAGCGATGCTGCTCTTGCAATCTAGCTTGATTGATTTCTTCTTGTGCTTCGTATGCCGCTACACGTTTTATTGCCTCATCGCGTTGCGACATCTTGACATCGAAGTCGTCATCATATGGATCCGGCAAAGGAGGGATAACTGGCTTTTGAATCTCAGGAATCTTAGCCTTCAGCGCGATAACTTCAGCTTCCAAAGCCTCCCGCGCCCGCTTTTCTTCCATCAACTCAAAATGTTTTTGATTTATCCTCTTTGTAAATCCAGCAGGGTCTTTATTTTCTTCATCTGCCTGAACTGATTCAGCAGCCTCCGTTTCTGGAGTTTCGACTAATTCTTCATCAGCCGTTTGCAGTTCTTCTTCTTGATCCATTTGTGAGTCCTTTGCTAAGGTTGCCGTGATACCGTCACGTGCGGTTATTACATGTCTAATGATTGGTTAACTAAGTCAGCAGCTTTTTTATAAGCCTCTACATTAGTATCACCGATAATTTGTGGCGCGCCAATTGCATTCTTAATAGTTTCCAGTGTTCTAGCCATTGTATTCTGCGCTTCGATTATAGATTTCTGCTGCTCAATACGTTGATCTTCAAGTTTCAGGAACTTCTCAAGCATGAATTTTTGTGCATCGCCGTCTATTTTTGCTTGAGCTAGAGCATTCGCTCTTGCCTCGCTACTCTGTGCTATCTCAGCATCAACTCTTACCTTATCAGCTTGCGCCTGTGCTTTGTTTATCTCAGCAGTTGCCAGCAACGTAGCAGCATCTGGTTGTTGTGGTTGACTTTGCATTTGCTGCATTTTTTGTTTTTCTTCGTCAGTCATCTGCTCTGCTGGTATTAGTCCTGCTTGAAATAGCTGCTGCCGTTTACGCTGTGCGATTAGATCCATTCCAGGTGATGAAAGATTGTTAAACAGGATATCGGAGCCAATCTGTATAACACTTGGATCAACTTGGGCTATCTCAGTAATAGCAGCAACTGTCTCTTGCTGCCTATTTTTGAATGATGGACCAGCTGAACATGAAACGCTGAACTTACCTTTTGACAGATCATTAACTATAACCATTTTCTGACTTTGTTGATCAAATACCGGCTGGTTGATAGTCTTAACATCAACAGACCCATCTTCTGAAGATGCTGTAAAGAAAGCTTCAGAGCGTTGTGTATACACTGGCGGCACCATAAGGACATTCAAAATAGAATGATCGAAGAAAACTATAAAGAAGATTCTGCTTCTGAGAAAGACGACGAAAAATTGTCAGTTTATGAAGATCACGCGAAAGTATTAGAGATGTTGAAAGACTCTCAGGATGCAGACAAAGATAATCGGGAAGCAGCAAGAGAGGCGCATTTGTTCATTGATAAGCGTGATGGGCAGTGGGAGCCTTACTGGTGGAATGCTAGCTCAGGAAGGCCGCGTTATACGTTTGATATGACTGGGCCGATAGTAGATATTGTGTCTGGTGAAATGGAACAGGCAGAATTCGCAGCTTCAATAGTTCCGGCTGGTGGTGAGTCGACTAAAGAAGATGCAAAACTATTTGCTGGAATTGTGCGTAATATCGAAGACCAATCGGATGCTGTAGATATTTACAACATAGCATCGCGAAACATGGTCACTGCTGGTATTGATGGCTGGAAGATTGTACAGAAGTACATAGATGACGATAGTTTCGAGCAAGATTTAGCTATCGAGCCTATTGCAAACTTTCTTGATTCGGTGTGGTTTGGGCCATTCAAGAAGCCTGATGCTTCAGATGCTAAAGAGTGTTTCGTTCTTGAAGCCATCACTAAAGATCAATACAAAGAAAGATATGGCGATGAAAGAGAGTGTGAGTCAATAGGAGATGGCCGTGTATCTACCGCTTATATAAATAAAGTAGATCAGGTTATCATTGGTAATATCTTTTATATAAAAGAAGAACCACACTGTTCCCACCATCAGGCCAGGTTGCGTGATTATGCAACAGATTGAATCCGGCTATCTGGTAATGATTGCGTAACTGTAATGATGCGTCTCTTGCCTTTTCATGCTGCAATCCATCTTGTGGCCACGCTGTAGGGATATCTTCAGCCCATGATCTAACAGAACCCCAAGCATCATTTGCGCTCACTTGGCTAGCTTTATAAGCATTAACAACATAAAAATCACCATTATCCCGGTCTTCAATCAATTTTATATGCGCTTGAGGGTGATCATAACCAAAGTCCATTCCGTTTATTACAAACCAATGATCCGGTATTGAGAAAGGCTCGCATGTTATAAAGTTTTCCCCAAGATCATAAATGCGCCCATGCCCAAGCATCGGGATACCCTTTGTTCGCATGTCTCGCTGATGAGCTGGATACTGAGCAAGTAACCGTTCACGCTTCTCTGCGGACATATGCGGTGCGTCATCCCACCCCTTTTGCATAAAATACTGAGCTGATGACGGCGTATCCATAAACTGAACGACTAAACTTGTCCTGCCATTCTCGGGAGTAAATGTATATATTCCCCTTCCTCCCCGCTTATTATCACCATTGATTGTCCTTGTCAACACCTGTGGTCTAATATTCTGGTCTTTCGGTTCCTCGTCAATGTGAAACCAATCGACAATATCGCCCATAATTGCGTGCTGGCCTTGACTATACGACCAGAATTGAATCGTTGATAGACTGCCTGATGCATGACGCACCATTACTGTCCTCACCGCATTCGCTGTTCCTGATACGCTTTCTCTTGATACTATT